ATGGAATAATCGGTCTTTTAGTAGGTCGAGATAAATGGAAAAAATAGTTTGGCTAAAAAAGTTCCAAGTATAGTAAAGGAGATTAGAAATAATCCTCCATCCCCTATAAATTTTGCATTTCAAAAGAATATTTCTTATTCTCAAATGTCAATATTTAGAGGATGTCCTCATAGGTGGAAATTACAATATAAAGATAAAATTAAACGTTTTACATCTTCAATCCATACTGTATTTGGAACAGCTATACATGAAGTAATGCAACACTATCTTGATACAGCTTATGAAAAATCATTTGCTGCAGCTGATAGAGAAATTGATATCGAAGAATACTTTAAAGAAACCTTCGTAAATGAGTACCAGTCCCAATATAAAAAGAATAACAATGAACACTTCTCAGATGCTTCTGAAATGCGAGAATTTTTTGAAGATGGGTTAGGTATATTAAATTGGTTTAAGAAAAAACGTAGTGGATACTTTAGTAAAAAAAATACATGGCTAGTTGGATGTGAAGTACCTGTTATTTTGGCTCCAAATAAAATGTACAATAATATTATGTATATGGGCTATTTAGATGTAGTAACATACAATGAAGTCACAGACACATTTAAAATAATCGACATAAAAACCAGTACTAAAGGTTGGAATGATTATAGTAAAAAAGATGAAAATAAACAATTCCAGTTATTATTATATAAACAATTCTTTTCAGAACAATATAATATACCTTTAGATAAAATTGAAATTGAATTTTTTATAGTTAAAAGAAAAGTATTAGATTGGGATGATGAAAATTTAATGTCACCTTATCAAGCACATAGAGTTCAAACTTTTACTCCTCCTAGCGGAAAAATAAAGTTAAATAGAGCAAAAACTGCAATGGGCAGTTTTATAAATGAATGTTTTAATTCCAATGGTGAAATAAAAGAAACAATATTTCCTAAAACACCATCCAAATGGACCTGTACATTTTGTCCTTTTAAAGAAGATAAAGAATTGTGTGGAGCGGGATTAGACTTTATGTAGATTCATATATAGTATAATATGTATAGACAAATATAATATGTTATTAAAATAAAAATTATGGCAAATCCAAAAAAAATGACACTAACGAGTGTTAAAGTTCAAAGTGAATTATTTAATGATTTTAAAGTAGAATGTGTAAGACGAAAGTTTTCATTTCAAAAACTTGCTGACCGTAGCTTGTTTTTATATCTTACCAACGAAGATTTTAGAAAACAAATTACAAATCAAACAAATATTGAACTATAAATTAAATGAAAATGAATAAAAGTTTTGAGTATCTTCCTAAAGATAAAAGGAAGAAAATCGTAGTTGTATGTGATGATATTAGAGTACACTCAGGTATAGCAACAGTTGCAAAAGAAATAGTATTACATACTGCCCACCATTTTAATTGGGTTAATGTTGGAGGTGCTATGAAGCATCCTGATAAAGGTAAGAAATTTGATATTTCGGCTGATGTTAATAAAATGAGAGGTATAGATGATGCTTCTTCAATAATTTATTGTGTTGATGGGTATGGTACGGAAGATGAAATATTAAATATATTAGCAGCTGAGAAGCCAGATGCTTTATTATTAATAACCGACCCTAGATACTTTATGCACATATTTAATATGGAAGACCATATTAGAAAACATTGTCCTATAGCTTATCTAAATATTTGGGACGATTATCCAGCACCAAGATATAATCAAGCATTTTATGAATCATGTGATTTGTTAATGGGTATATCTAAACAAACAGTTAATATTAATAAGTTAGTATTAGAAGATGTTGATAATAGTAAAAGAGTATTTAAATATGTTCCCCACGGTTTAAATCATGAGGGAGATGATTCATATCATCCTATTTCTGATGATGATAAAGAAATGAATGAATTTAGAAAAGGATTATTTAAAAATCAAGAAGTAGATTTTGTATTATTCTTTAACTCAAGGAATATTAGACGTAAGCAAATACCAGATACAATGTTAGCATTTAGAACATTTTTAGATGGGTTACCTGAAGAAAAAGCACAAAAATGTAGATTTGTATTACATACAGAAATCTCAACTAATCATGGGACTGATTTATTAAAAGTAGCTGAGTTTTTATTTGGTGAAAATTATCCAAACGCTATTGTATTTTCAACAGCAAAACTACCAAGAAAATCACTAAACTTCTTATATAATATAGCTGATGCTCAAATTTTATTAACATCAAATGAAGGTTGGGGTTTAACTATTACTGAAGCAATGTTAGCTGGAACACCATTTATTGCTAATGTAACAGGTGGTATGCAGGACCAAATGAGATTTGTAGATGAAAATGGAGAATGGTTTACACCAAGCCCTGAAATACCATCTAATCACAGAGGTACTTATAAAGAACATGGAGAATGGGTACTACCAGTTTATCCAACTAGTAGGTCAATTCAAGGTTCACCCCCAACACCTTATATTTTTGATGATAGATGTAGTTGGGAAGACGCATCAGAGAAAATAGTAGAGTTATATGGTTTGTCTCGTGAAGAACGTAAAGCTAAAGGATTAAAAGGTAGAGAATGGTGTCTGAGTGAAGAAGCAGGATTTACAGCTAAATACCAAGCTCAAAGAGTAATGGAAGCATTTACTGAACTTTGGGATGTTTGGGAACCAAGAAAAGCATTTGAAATTCATAATGCAACAGAATATAAAGGTAAATTTTTAAATCATAAATTAATATATTAATGAATAAACCAAGTTTTGTAATAAGTTGCCCATATGACACTTATAGTGGTTATGGAGCTAGAGCTAGAGATATTGTTAAATCAATTATTGAACTAGATAAATATGATGTTAGACTATTATCACAAAAGTGGGGTAATACACCTCTAGATTTTTGTTCTGAAAATGAAGAATGGTCTTTCCTAAATAAATTAAGAATACCAGGAATTCAAAATGGTCAAAAACCAGATGTTTGGATGCAAATTACCATCCCAACAGAATTTGCACCTGTAGGTAAATTTAATATTGGCTGTACAGCCGGTATTGAAAGTACGGGTTGTGCTGCTCCTTGGATTGAAGGTTTAAATAGAATGGATATTAATTTTGTATCGTCAAACCACAGTAAAAAAGTGTTTGAGGAAATTAAATTTGAAAAACGAAATAAACAAACAAATGTAGTTGAAGGTGTAGTCAAATTACAAAAGCCAATTGAAGTCATATTCGAAGGATTTAATGAAGATACTTACAAATATTTAAAACCAAGTGAAATATCATTAGATTTAAGTTCCATAAAAGAACAATTTAATTTCTTATTTGTAGGACATTGGATGCAGGGTGCTTTAGGACATGATAGAAAAAATGTGGGTGCTATGATTAAGTATTTTTATGATACTTTTAATAATAAAAAACAACAACCGGGTTTAATATTAAAAACATCAATGGGTAGAAATAGTTATCTAAGTAGAGAACAAATTTTAGATAAAATATTACAAATTAAAAAAACATATCCTACTAATACTAGCTTCCCTAACGTTTATGTTTTAAATGGTTCTTTAAGTGATAAAGAAATGAATGAATTATATAATCACCCAAAAGTTAAAGCAATGGTTAGTATAACTAAAGGTGAAGGGTTTGGTAGACCATTATTAGAATTTTGTTTATCAAAGAAACCATTAATAGTGTCCAGTTGGTCAGGTCATGTAGATTTTTGCCAACCTGAAAATGTAGCAATGTTAGGTGGTAATTTAGAAAATGTACATGAATCAGCTGCTAATCAATGGCTATTAAAAGAAACTAAATGGTTTCAAGTTGACCCAGGCCAAATAAAAACAGCATATAAAGATGTATTTAATAAATACAAACAATATGCAGTTAAAGGCAAAAAACAAGGTTTTTATATTAAAGAAAACTTTAATTGGAATAAAATGAAAGAATTAGTAGGTAACGTTTTAGATAAAAACATACCTGATTTTCCAAAGCAAGTTGAACTAAAAATGCCAGTTGGCAATTTACCTAAATTAAAATAATATGCAATACGATGAGATAATAAATTGTCCTAAATCTGGGGGTGATTTATGTTATAAAATAGAAGTAAACCAAGATATTACTAATTATTTTAGTATGTCATGTGGTTTTTGGACTAATTCTTTAATGAAAGGGGATAGTGATTTTTATAAAGAACAATTAATTACTTTACCTGAATTATATAAAGATTTAGCTTGGATAGATTTAGATACAGAATTAATATGGATCCCAAATCATATTAACATAGCAGAAAGTGGAATGGTATTCGCTTATGGAAAAACAACAGAAGATTGGAAATGGGCAGCAGTTAAATCTAAAAAACTAGACAAACCAGAAGAAACTAAAGATGGGAAAGTAATAGAATATAAACCAGATATGAAAAGCATGAAGTTATTTACAGAACGTGATTACATGGATGCTCTTTCGTATATTGGGATATTACCAGAATAGATATGAAGATAAGTTATGCAATAACAGTTTGTAATGAAATAGAGGAAATAACTCGTTTATTAAATTTTCTTATAAAAGCTAAACGTAAAGAAGATGAAATTGTTGTTTTATTTGATAAGAAAAATGGTACACCTGAAGTATGGCAACGTGTTAGTGAATTAAAAGGAGACCCATGTTGTACTTACTACTCCAAAACCTTTAAACATCATTTTGCTGATTGGAAAAACCAATTAACTAAATTATGTACTGGAGATTATATTTTCCAAATTGATGCAGATGAAATACCACATGATATATTAATTGAAAGTTTACCTGCTATACTTAAGGAAAATCCTGATAATGAGGTTTATTTAGTACCTAGAGTTAATACTGTTAAAGGTTTAACTAAAGAACATATTAGTAAGTGGAGATGGAATGTTGATGCTGAAGATAGAGTTAATTGGCCTGATTATCAATGGCGTATTTGGAAAAATAAACCTGAAATTAAATGGAAAAATAAAGTACATGAAGTATTAGAAGGATACAAAAACTATTCACTAATACCAGCTATGCCTGAGTATGCTTTATATCATCCAAAAACAATACAACGACAAATTAAACAAAACGATTATTACGATACATTATGATTAGTATTATAATCCCAACATATAGAAA